ACAGGACCTACAGGATCTGCTGGACCTACAGGACCTACAGGACCTACAGGATCTGCTGGACCTGCTGGACCCATTGGACCTACAGGATCTGCTGGACCTGCTGGACCCATTGGACCTACAGGATCTGCTGGACCTACAGGATCTGCTGGACCTACAGGATCTGCTGGACCTACAGGATCTGCTGGACCTACAGGATCTGCTGGACCCATTGGACCTACAGGATCTGCTGGACCCATTGGACCTACAGGATCTGCTGGACCCATTGGACCTACAGGATCTGCTGGACCTACAGGAAGTGGTGTTAATTTCTTTTATAGAAATAAAGGCGTCTTAATTAATCCCATTGTTGTAACAACTAGTTTAAATTTAACTCCTATTTTTGGACAATTACCTATCACATCATTCAATCCCTTAATCTTTTACAGTGGTGCAACGAATGTGTATAAATGTGACCCGACGACTACATTTTTTTATTCTTTCATAGTTACGATACGAATTAGTGGTTCATATGTTAATAATATTGATTCGGAATATCAGTATGAGATTAGAAGAGCAAATGGTGTTACGCCAGTTACGTCAGTTCAATACGTTAGGTTAAATAATAATCCTCTTGTAAATGTTACTGTTGCAATAATAACTACGAGAGTGTTTCCAGGAGGAGCTGATCCCTACCAGACTGAAGGGTTTACTATCTTTGTAACTAAGAATAATGGTCCAGATTTTGTTATAGAAAATCTAACCCAAGAGATTGTATTTGAAGCTACATAAGGTTAAAATCTTTCATTTCGTGAAATGAAAGAAGTCATTTTTAATTATACATTACATGAAGCGCAGTCTTTATAGTACCATAAAAGGAAAACACTAATCAGCAGAACCACTACACCAGTTATGATCATGATTCTTTTTCTTTTTTGATAATCTTCTTTTGAAGAAAGACCCGCGACTCCTGCTCCTGCAAGAGCAATAGGAACGGCCATGCATATACCACAAAAATCTTCGCGAACCATTTTGCTATAATAAGATTTATTTTACATGATTTGGTTGAAGATTAACCTCATAATTTGTTTGATTTCTTTTCCATATTTGTTTACTCATGAGATCTTCTCGGTGGAATTGGCTATCCCTAATCCAACTGAGGCAGTTTTTTGTCTCCATGGGTTTTCTACAGTAATGTGGTTTATATGAACCCATCGGATCAACATAATCTTCCTTGAAAACAATCCCTGGTTGAATAAACAACTCTGATATGAAAGGTGTAGCTAGGTCTTTATTGTAGTAGTATGTATTTTGACCACCATGTATATCTGAGTATGAATTGTACACATTTGGATAGCCTGTAATGTAAGGGGTCTCCCACATTTGGACCTTACCATTCAGAGGGATGTTATCTAGAGCTAATCTTTGACCACTATGGGCTGGACTTACTAACCTGGGATCCTGACTGACGTATGTAAAATCGTTACACACTCGTTTACCTTCCTCACTCGTGCAAGGTATCTTTTTAAAATCAGTATCATACGAGTTTAGAGTATTTATACGCACGTAGTTATCCCTGAATTGATGATTGCAACTGTTTCTTACACTATTGTTTTCACTTGATAATTTGCTAGTCATCTTTGTTATTCATATGAGAAAAAGCGTGTAAAAAAATCTTAGTTAAGCAAAAAATGGACGATATTATGTGTTTAATGGGTAAAGTCATCATTGACATCTGCTCGGGTTTTGATGAATCCCAATTTGCGATTTTCGATGACGATGAGCAAACCCAGCTGCGTACAACTTGGCAAAGAGTCAATCAAGATATGAACAAGTTTATTAACATCCTTTCACCTGTTCAGAAGCAGCGATTGGGGGTGTGGGCAGTCAACCGTACAGATTACTCTGTAGATGAACTAATCATTGCTCTCAAAAAGTTTACCAAGTTTCTCGAATCAGCGAATTACGAAAACTATCCCAAAACGAGACGTATCCGCAACTCGACCATATTCCGTAGTAAGAAAAAAAGTATCAAGTAATTAATTCAATCATTAATCGCAGGCCGTTGAAAACAATAGGACAGTCTATGACATGCTGCTTCTTTCAAAAGAGATACGTAGAACGCGATGAGGTAGACGATGATCTGTTCCCGTTATGCCAATTCAAGTAAAATTTAACTAAATTATCGTAGTAATAACAAAATAATGCAAGAGTGGATTATGATATTTATGTATTTATTAATCGGTATTCTCATCGGGTATTTGACCTGGGGAAGATGTTAGGATATATTCATATTCCCTAGGGAATATGAATTTCAGATACGTACGAGTACAAGATGGAAAAACAAACATGGAACAAGTGTATCATGAATGCTTCATTAAGACATTCAAGGATGCACAAAACAATTTCATAAAACGCATTTGGAACACTTTTGTTAGACTGGACACTCTATGTTACTACAAACTATGTGATGTAGTAACAATCCTATGCTCTCTGAACGTGATCGCTATGGTCATAGACTCCTTCAAGTTTATATTCAATTCTATCATGATAGACTCTTTCAAACTCTTTTCAACGCCTGCTATCAAGGACTTAAACTTCCAATACGACGAAAACAAGAATATCATCAACAACCTGTATAATTTTTCACGCAATACCATTAAACAAGTCACTACGGTAGAAGTTCCTAAGAGTAAAAATAAGATATCTTTAATCTTAGGTTTCCTCTTCTGCATCATCCCTGAATTCATTTTGAGAAAGATTTTGCTTGGACCTCTCATGTTCTTTGCCCTCGGTTGCCTTCTGATGACCTCGTGGGTGGGCGTGTTCGCTTTCATTCCCTTACTTTATTTCTTGTGGTATGTTGTCAAGTTTGTGTCAAAATCTGTTTTAGTCGTCCTAGCTATCATTACAACAATTATCTTAGCCGTTGGTGTGCTTCTGATCGCATGTATGTATTTTATATTAATGACCGTCTTTATGTTTAGTCTCGGAGCTGTGATGTTTTTATTATACCCTATCCTTTTCGGTATCAGAGTTGTAATCCTGATCATTATAACCCTTATCTATTATGTCCTCGTGGGGTTATCCATTATCAAAAAAGTATGCTTCCTAAATGAGCAGTCGTTCAAAGTATGAAAAATATGTAATATAGTGTATATTAACGTTCAAGAGTATAAATAGGGTAATAAGTCTTCCAATCGTAACCATATATGATGGTTACGATTGATTTTATCAAGTGTTAAAGCTATTCCCTGTATAACAAAATGGAATGTCAAATTTGTTACTACAAATACACCTCTAAAATGAGGCGAAAATATACATGTACCGAATGCTCTGAGAGCGCGTGCACATGTTGCGTATTGAAACATATGATGGTCAACCTAGGAGATGTACGTTGTCTATTCTGCGATACTCGGATCCTTATCACTGATCTGAGGGACTACCTCTCGGTGTCAAAGTATAAAAAAATAAAAGATAAACAAGCGGACTACCTCTTTCAAATTGAGATCGGTTTGCTCGACGACACAAAGGTCGCGCTCAAAGAGGAACAGCGTATGATTGAAATGAATATCATGATTAAATGGATGCGTAAAGATGGTATGACAGACACTCATATCTTCAACGTGCTAACAGAGATGGGATACATGAAAAAGAGGTCTGATAAACACTTAGATCTCGTCCACATGTGTCCAAAGTGTAACAATCTGTTGAATCATTCAAATGTGGGAAGCAACACGTACGCGTGCGACTCGTGTAAAAGCCAAATCTGTATTATTTGTATTGAGGAAAAAAAGCCTGATCACGTGTGTGATGAGAAGGTGCTTAAAACGCTCAGTCATATACATAACACTTGCGAGACCTGTCCCAAATGTCACGCCGTAATTGAAAAGGAGAGTGGTGGTTGTGATCAAATGTTTTGTACTAAATGTAATACAACCTTCTCATGGACTACCCGCCGCATTCTTACGAAGAATGAGGTCCGTCACAATCCCCACTTTTACGACTGGCAACGACAACAGAAAAACGGTGTGCAGCGTAATCCACTCGACAACCCATGCGAGGGTCACTTTTTAATGAAATGTCAAAACGACCTCAACGAAATAACTATCATACCTGAATCGCTGGCCTCTGCAACCCTAACGAAGATCAACTATGACAAAAAAACAATTCTCTCAGTAGATAAGGGTATGTACCTAAAGTTCGTGCAGGGAATGTTGATCCATTCAATAGAGACAATCATGGGTATACAGGAACGTGATGATTTCATAAGGCAGCAATTCAGGAGCCGCTATCTCAATAAACGCATCAATTTCAAGAAATGGAAGCTACGTTTCAAACAACATGTCAACACCCTACACAGGAATAATGAAACAAAGGATCTCTTATTAACGTGCCTGGATGGGCTCTATTACATTGTCCTGAGCAGAGATGCAGACACGGGTATGATTGAGCAGCTATTTAACTTTATCACCATCAGCCTCAAGGATGTACAGGATTACTACGGGAGGACGATTAACTACATCATCAGTGCTAATAATGTTATACTCCCGTACATGACCTGAAAATATCATAAGTACATGCAAGGTCTTTTTTTATATCCTTACGATAGATATAAAAAATGTTATCAAGAAATTATAATACTGGGAAACCGAGGGCACCTCCAGAAATCCTGATGATGTTGCTATTCAAACCACAGAGGATGAATTCATACGTCTGTGCATAATCTTGACCTGATCCAGCGGCTCCGTTACCTCCAGCACCAATAATAGCAGCGGCAGAGGCGGCAGGCACGACGCTCACGTTGGTCAACTTGCCATAATTGGTAGAGCCAAGGGGGTCGAGGTTATAGAAGGAGAGAGAGTACGAGTACAAATGGTACCCGGTAGGCTCTGGAATGCTGGGAGCCTTGTAGAAAGGTTCAACAAGAGAATAGTAATCGGATCCCATCTGGTTGAGACGGTTAGTATTTTCGTACGTGAAAGTAGTGTTGGCAATAGGATCGAACGCGCCCGATGGCTCAAATACAACCACCTGAGGACCTGGGACAGGGGAGGCGGACGTGTAGTTGGACCAGATGTTTGAATTGGTAATGTTTCTGACTGCAAAGAATAGAGCCTTTATAGAGTGTGAAAACCTAATGTCGTAGCTCTGATTAGGATTGGATAGAGGTGTGAAATTCTGCCGAGGAGCTGTTTGAACCTGTTCTATAAGAATGTCTCGGGGGGCACAGGCCATTCGTCTACGCTCATCGTTGGACACGATCGCGTAGTTGGCCCAGACCTGAATGTTTGTTAGCTCTGGTGTGACAGCAATATCTGTGCCGACGAATGGGGCAATGGATGGATTAACGTTAACAACCGGGACGCTGTTATCGAGGACGAGCAATTCGCTCCAATTACGGAAATTGAATGAAATGCGCATCTCGTTGTAGGGTATCGCAGCGGTGGGAAGAGACACACCTGTGTCACGAGTGAAGAAGAAGGGAAGAGGTAGATTGAGGTTCTGGCTGACGAGTGGGTCACCAGGCATGTGGGGTGCGATAAGGCTGTCTACGTTACCGATCATGTTATCATAACCAACCCGCTTACTGGCACTCACGGTGAACGCGCTCCAGAAGTCGAGAAAGTAGTTGTCAAAACGTTCGGCCACGAGATCATTGAAAGAAATACAGGCCTCCTTGATTAGGTTGTGCATAAAGTTACGTGTCCAACGAATCCTACCATTGGCTCCGAACTGGTTGCCCTGCAACAGGGTAACTTGAGGAATAGTAAGGCGGAGCCATGTTTGAAGCAAGTAGTCGCCTGCTCTGGAAATGGATACCGACCATTCCTGGTTGAAGCCAGCCGCACCCGAGGATCGGGATAGGATGACTGGTACCTGCGTGAACCATGTTGATTTGCGCGTCTCTCTGACAAAATTTGTAAAAGCATGCTTGGAACCGTATTGATATTTCTCAATCTCGTCCGTAGTGGCAAGATCAATGAATCCGCTAGTGATATTTGATCCGGTAGTAGTCATTTTTAAGATACCGAAGATAATTTTTATACAGGCCGCTTTTCCGTATTGGCTTTTTCCATTACCTCTGAAAGGTAATGGAAGTAAATCTCACCATCTTAATTATTCATGTAGATTGTTACACCACTCCCTATCGCTCCTACAATAACACCTACGATACCGGCGTAGAGCATCCATTTGGTCCTCTCAATCTCCTTGAAACCGCTAGAGTTGATAATGGCGGGCGTGTCAGGTACAAGCCCTGGCCCCTTTATCTTCTGTTCTTGAACCCAACCGTTTGCAGAGTCATACCTAAAAATGTACATGTACATTGGATTGTGTTGATTAGTATACACGTACACATCATCAGCCGCGGGTTCATCAAGCATGGGTAAGTTGTACAAAGAGTCACCAGCTCGTCGGACCGTTGGATTAATGTATCCCCAGGCAATTCTGTTGAATGGATGCGTGGTGATAGCGCTTCTAGGTTGCCATTGGATAATCTTC